GATTTTCACAAATACAATGGACATGTAAAGGCTTCATTGCAATCATTTTATAAAAGAAAAGATAGGTTCTGGTTTGAAAAAATGTCCAGAACAAAAACTGAAGAAGAAATCAAAAACTTTTTTGTTGCAAACTTTGCATTATCTCCAGATCCACAAACACTTTGGATTGGAGAGATTATTAAAAATGGTGAATCTAATTACTTGAAATGGAAAAAAAGAATTGAATCTTTGACATATATGTTTAAGGATCAATGTGATATAATCTTTACTGATAGTGACCTATCTTCTTTTGAAGTGAAGGGATCTAGGCACCCAAAAATAGTAAAACTGTATCTTTCTGATAAAGTTTCATTAGAAACTCTTATAATACTGGATAAGATCTTGCATTTTACAAAGATCTATGATAAAAAGTTGGTTGATCCTATTTGGGAATTTACATCTATGAAGATTAAAAAATACTCACCGTTTATATACATAGATGTTAAAAAGTATAAAAGTATTGTAAAGGAGTTTATGTAATGAGTTTTTTTGATTCTGAAATAGTCAGAGCAGAAATGGTGGAAATTGATATGCTCTGGAGTGATATTACTAAAAATCTTTGGAATATTATTGGTATGAGTAGAGAGGAACAAAAGTTTTATGTTTCTCTTCTTGAAAAATATTTGAATAAACAAAAAATACTTTATACCAGAGTTCGTTTGTCTGATGATCCACAGGCACAAGAATGGAAAAATAGTTTACGAGAGCAAGCAACAGAAATGGGATTGCCTGAAGATATGGATATAAATATTATCTTCAATAGCATGGAAGAAACTGTGAAAGAAATGAAAGAATTTCTAGACAGGGCTTGACATCCCTTCCTACCCCTGGTAAGATAAAGTTGTCCAACAAGCCAAATACAACGAATACAAAACACATGGCAGACTTTTCTAAACTCAAAAAACAATCTAACCTCGGATCACTGACTAGTAAACTGGTCAAAGAAGTCGAGAAACTGAATAGCGGCAGTGGTAACGCAGATGATCGTCTGTGGAAACCAGTCATGGGTAAAGATGGTGTTGGATCCGCAGTTATTCGATTCCTTCCCGCACCCGGAGACGAAGAGATTCCCTGGGTCAAAATGTGGCACCACGGATTCAAGGGTCCTGGTGGATGGTATATTGAAAACTCTCTTACCACTATTGGTCAAACAGATCCTCTCGCAGAGTACAACCGTGAGCGTTGGCAAGAAGGGGAAGGATCCGAAGGACAGAAGTTTGTCCGTAACCAGAGCAAGCGTAAACTCTCTTATTATAGCAACATTTACGTCATCAAAGACCCTGCAAATCCTGACAACGAGGGTAAAGTATTTCTCTTTAAGTATGGCAAGAAGATCTTCGATAAGATTCTGAATGCCATGCAACCAGAGTTTGATGATGAGAAACCCATCAACCCATTTGATCTCTGGGAGGGTGCTAACTTCCGACTAAAGATCCGTAAGGTCGAAGGTTACTGGAATTATGATAAGTCCGAGTTTGACTCCCCAGAACCTCTCCTAGACGACGATGATGCTCTTGAATCAGTATGGAAGAAGGAGTATTCTCTTGCTGCTATCACTGCACCAGATCAGTTCAAGTCCTACGAAGATCTGAAGAAGCGTCTTGATTATGTTCTTGGACTTAGCAAACCTGCTCAACGTTCTTCCGTCGAGGAGGAAGAGGAGTATGACTCTTATGCTTCTAAAGCATCCAAGGCAAAGTCTGAAGAAGATGTTCTGAAAGAACTTGAGTCTTCTTATAAGAAGAGCAAACCAGTATCTAAATTTACCTCTACCAAAGAGGAAGAAGATGATGATGACTACATGAAGAAGTTTGAGGATCTTCTCGACGATTAATCTTCAAACTCTACCGTAGAACCTCTCTTTAAGGATTCAGACACAAATTGTTTGGATCCTTTTTTATATGCCAAGTTTTCTTCTATTTGATCCAATATAACGTTCAAATATTCTTTTTTTAGTGCAAATATTTGTCTTTTCTCTTCATTTAACTTTACTTCATATTCATAGTTTGATACTTCTTTTATTACTTGATTGTATGTAACATCTTTTCCAGATGCTGAATCAAAGTAAGTAAAAAAGGTTGGAACTAACTGAAGATAATTTGGATTTGGAACTTCTACTTCTTCAAGTATTTCTTCGTCTGTAACTGGATCAAATGTATTAGTTCCTTGGAAAACTAATATTGTTTCATTAAAATCTATGTATTTACTTGAAACTTTTAATCCAGCTGGAACTAATACTGTTCCATCTTGAGATTTTATTTCTAAAGTTTCATAATATCTTACTTCATATGCTTTAGAATATGATCCATATTTGTCTATTATGTAGTTATTTAAATCTATATCACTTAAAGGCCATTCGGAATAAACGTTTATAATATTATTTGTTAGTAAGATTACCCAATCTAAATTAGGATCTTCATATAGTTTGTTTGCGACTGTATCTGGCCTATCATCTCCTTCTATAATGTACCTATCAAAAAGTGTAATCTCATTATAAAGATCATTTCTAATAATACCTCTTACAAAAAAGTTTTTTACTTTAGTGTAATCAAAACTATCACCTTTATCGGGACCTCTTGTTATATATTCAAAGTCTGGTATAAATCTGAAGTAATTTAAATCTGACATTTTAGTAACCTATTGAATGATCTTTGCCTTCACCTTCTAAGTAATCTGTATCATAAACAACTTCGATTTCTTGGAACTGCATATTCATTGTATATGCAACCATTGTTGCCTCTTCATCATCAAAAGTTGCATATGTACCTAAAGGTGTATAATCTACATTAAGAGATAGTAAAGCTGCTGCTCTTGTTTTTCCAGATATTTTTGGACTGATCAATCCAATTGATTGATGTATGTCCAGACCCTTCAAATATTGAATGGTAAAAACATGAGGAGATCTTAAAAATACTCCACCACTATCTTTTTTTACCGACATATGATATTTAAAATATCTTATTATTGCTTTTATTACTGCTGCTTCCTCTTTATCTCTCGCACTCATCTTGAAAGTCATTTGGAATGTTCTCAACTGAGGACCTTGGAATAAGAGTTCTAAGTTTGGGTTAAGTATTTTCTTTGTTGATCTTGAAAACGCCTCTGGTTGACCAACTGTCTTACCAAGAATATATTCTGATGCTTCTGCACCAGTTTCTGCAAATGTATCACTTACTCGCTTACCTAGTTTTTCTAATGCACTTTGGTCAGCATTTCCAATAGCTGCTGCTCCATCTAAAAACGCTTCTTGAAGAGCGTTTTGATTACTTTCTCCCCACTTTACAGTATTGGTATCTTGTATTGGTGCTTGAACTGCAATGTATATTGATGCGTCTCTTTTTATGTAAGTTGACTTTGTTCCTGGATCAATTTCTACAGCAGTAAATCTTATCTTATCTTGAGCATCAGTCATCGTTAGAGGATACTGAACTCTTCCCCCTCCTTTTATTTGGAGATTGGGATTTGCTGGAGGAACATCTCTAGTTCTTGCTTCTTCTGACCACTTATCTGTATCAAATAGTTTGTTTTTACTTCCTTTAAACGCCTCAGAATTATTAGCAGCTTGTTTTTGCTCTTTAGATCCTTCAGATTGTATTAGACGATAACTTTGTCCGTTTGCAACTTGTTGGACGGAAGATGCTTCATTTCCTAGTTTTTTAGATAAACCATTATCTTTAGTTTGCCAGTTTTTATCACCTAAGTTTTTTTCAAATATTACCTTTCCATCCCCACTGAGGATCTGTTGTCTTCCATCTAGGGTAGTTTTAACCGTGGTTTTTACATTAGAATCATTTACAATGTTGGCAGAATAAGATCCATCACTATTTTTCTTAAACCCTGCTGGAAGTGCCATTTATTGAGTATACTATTTTCCCATAAGAATATTTATATCCCTAACTGGTCTTCTGTTATGATTGAGAATTTAAACATTCTGTCATCACAAAATTCTTTTGCCGCTTTCCACTTTGCTTGATTTTTTTCCCAAGTCAATACTTCACTAAGGAAAGTTTTTTCTCTTTTTCTTGGCGTCTTCTGTGGTTTTAATACTTGTTTCTTTGGTTTTATTTCCACAACATACCTAACAATTTCCCCATGTTTATCTTCAACTTTCATATAAAAATCTGGAAAATATCTTCTGACTTTTCTTGTTGTTGGATCATAATAAGGTATAAAAAACTCTTCACTTCCCCACTCCAAAATACTTTCTCTTCTATCACACCATTGCATAAACTTCAACTCCCATGAAGATCTGTATATGATGTTTTTTATGTCTTTTCCTTTGTATTTTTCTGGGTTTCTTGGATTAAATTTTCCTTGGTGATATTTTCCTTCCTTTCTTCGCATACATAGTATAGGAGATTTTCACATATTTA